AAGTTCTTTGCCCTTTTCCATGACATACTGCAGCGCTGGTGTGGAGTCGTTTGATTCCAGTAGGATGTTCAGAATCTGCTTGCCGACCTTTCGGTTGAACGGCGACTGGTCCCTTCGGATGACCTGAAGACCCTTGATGTCCACCTTCTCTAACTCCATCTCGCCCTTCTTGTTCTGTACCCACATCTTGGCTGCGTAGCGCTTCTTCGAGTAGAGAATATAAGGCATGTATACCTTCTCCAACTCAAGTTCGTTGGGCGGCGGAAAGACACACATGTCCGCTGCCTTTTCACCCAGCTTCCATGCCTCGGCGATCTTTTGTTCCGTGGTCAGTGATTCATCCAACTTGAACTTGACCATCACCGAGTCCGTATCTCCGTAGACCACCTCCGATCCCTCAAAGTTGCCTTCTACGGTCGCCTTGGTCTCGTCGATCATCTGCCTCCCGCGACAGGTCACTGCAGATGCGATTGCCTTCAGACCGAGCATCCCCTTGGTCACGCCTGTAAATCCATAGACCGAATTCATTACTACTTTGTAAGCAAGCTGCTTGCCGTTGAACACCGCTTCCAACGGAGTTCCCTTGGTCCTCGCCATGTCCTTCTTGGCTTGACTTCGGAAGTTCTTGAGGTCGGCAAGAATCTTTGGCAACAACGCAAATACCTTTCCGTCTTCACCCTTGCGTCTGGATACAAAGTAGTGTTTTTCACCTTGAATCTCAAACTCCTCGTACTCGTAAAAGTTCTTGTTGATGTTTGCCTTGTCAAACACATAGGTCGAGTAGCACAGGTTGTGAGCGCGCATGATACTTGGGTACAGACTGGCAAAATCCAGGGCCACGATGGGTTCGTAGTAGGCACCCTTCTTGGGTTCCAGGACAGTGGCTCCCTGAAACTTCTCCTGTTCTTCTTCATCATCTTGATCATTTTTTGTGTAGATGGTTGGAATGCAGTACTCATAATCAGTGGCTGTCTTGACCATCAAACTGAAGACTTTGATCTGCTGACCCCGTTCGATGAGAAAACTCATGGGAACCCAGGTGGCCTTTGCCATCTCCACCAGATTAGGAATGGTCTTCAACTTGTCCATGATCTGAATGGGTAGGATAGTATCCTTGATACAGTACTCACTGACTTCGCCGATCTCCTTGGCGTCCTGCCGTCTCCATCGGTCGAAGATCTCCATCGGTGGCATATCGATCTTTTTGTCACCCAAAAGATCCTTACTGACATTGTTCAGTGAATAGGAGTCCAAGTTGAGGTCGCGTTTGACCAACTGCATCATGTCAAACACGAAACGACCACTCATGGGAAGCATCTTCAATTTGTTGTCTCCCAGAGCACTTGAAGAAAGCATCTTTTCGGTCAACTTGCTTCGTCCTCGTTCATCTTTGAAACGTCCAAGGGCTGTGAACTTTTCCATGAACTTCCATTCTTTCTCGTAACGACGCATGATATACTCGAAATCAAATCCCCAAACGTTCCATCCCGTGATGATGTCCAGATCCCATTCATGAACCAGTTTCTTAAAGCCCAAAAGCAAATCTTTCTCATTGTCAAAGACCAATGTCCGATCCTCTTGACACGGACCAATTGAAAGACCCTGTTGCATCAGTTCAGGACGACCATAGTCCTGCCGTGTCACCGCGATCTGAAATACGAGATCTTCTTTTTTGGTTGGTTGGGGAAACGCTCCCGAATCGCTGAAGCACTCAATATCAAAGGATCCAGTGCGAAACGGAGCAATGTCTTGGCGTTCAAGTGGAGTCAGTTGCTCGTGACCACTCAGTTCAATCTCAATGTCACATGTAGTCTCGTTGTGCTTCGGCGAACGATCGGGCACTTCTATCCAGCCGGTGGATGAACAACCAGACATGTGGAGCACCCTTAGGACCGGATCCAAGTTGGCTTCATAATTCTGGAATGTTGAATTGTAACTGAAGTGGAACTTGATCTTGTTTCCCATGGATCTCATGGATTTTTTGGTATTGAAGACCATCTTGACCATAGGAACCTTGTTGCCTCCCTGAAATCCCCATAAGTTCGTGGCGCGATGCCTTTCAAATTTGTGCACCGTTGGCCATTTGTAATCGGACCATTCTTTGTTCTCCTTTATGTGCTCAGGACACTCGCGACACCACTTGCGATTGTGTCTGTCACACGGAAGACGCTCTTCTTTGGCGTCAGGTCTAAGAACTTTGTCAAATAGATTTTTCAGAATCTTTTCGTGGGTCATGTTTGGTGAATCTTTGTCCATGTTGTAGCCAAGATAGAAGAATGGTTTGAAGGGAAACTTGACACAGACGCTCTTGCCATCTTCGGTTCGACCAAATGCATAGACCCTGAAGTGTGTTTCACCAGTTGCAGGATCCTCATAGTCATATCCTTCCCAGGTCAAGGTCTGAAACTGAACCCTGTCCATTTGGTTAATGTGGCGTAATTTTTTTAATACCCAATTGTAAAGATATGTCTGGAGCACTTGTCAATCTTGTAGCCAAGGGGGCCCAGGATGCCTTCCTCACTGGTAAACCCGAGGTCAGTTTCTTCAACTCGATGTACAAGCGTCACACCAACTTCGCGCAGTTCCCGGTGGAGTTGCAGGTGACCGGTAGCATTGCACAGAACAGTACCGTCAGCGTGCCCATCGTGCGCAAGGGTGACCTTTTGTCGTACATCTGGGTTGCTTGTGATGATCTTGCTAATGCTTTCGGTGTGGATGATGTGAACCCCACCATGTTCCGGCTCTACGTCGGAGGTCAGATGATTGAGGAGCATGACTCTGTCTACGCCTCTAAACTATACACTCAGTTCCTTGCCAATAGCGGGTCCAAGGGGTTCGCCATCCAATCTGGTAGCGGGACGGATGCTTACTCGCGCATCACCGATGGGGGTTATCTCCCTCTGCACTTCTCGTGCTGTGATGAGTATGGCTGCTCGCTCCCTCTCGTGGCGCTCCAGTACCACGATGTGGAACTCCGTGTGAACTTCAACCATGGTGATGGTGGGAGTGCAAAGTTCTATGCCAACTACATCCAACTTGATACCGAGGAGCGCGCGGCGATGGCCAACACTCCCAGGGAGATGCTGATCACTCAGGTTCAGCGCATCCAGAGCGAGAGCACTGGTCTGTGGGATCTTTCTTATTTCAATCACCCCGTCAAGGCCCTTCTGTGGACCGACCCCGACTTGACGTCTACTCCGACCACATTCTCGGAGGCCAAGATCACTCTCAATGGTGTGGACATGTTCGACCCCATGCCCAACGTCTACTTCTCTCACGTTCAGGCTTATCACCACAGCACTTATGGTAACGATCTTCAGGTGGGCGACAACGCAGCGGCTCCGTCTGCCACCAACCCCGGTTCAGGTGCCTGGATGTACTCGTTTGCCCTCAAGGCCGACAAGTATCAGCCCAATGGTACTTGCAACTTCTCGCGTCTGGATAACGGACAACTTCGCCTCACCTCATCTGCCAACGAGCCTTCCAACTATTACCTGTACGCTGTGAACTACAACATCTTCCGTGTCCAGAATGGTATGGGTGGTCTCGCGTTCGCCAATTAAACAGTTCAAGCGAATGCTTAAAAATGGCAAAGGGAGAGCAGTCCGATCGTGAAAGGAAAAGGGACTCCAAGAAGAAAGAAAAAGATAAATCAAAGTTTAGTCAAAAGCACATTAGGTCAAAGTCAGATTGTTAAACGAATAAATATCGTTTAATAATATGAAGTTCAGGGTAAAGTTAGAAGACCCCATCGACGAAGAATATGACAAGGAGGGTCTTCATGATTTTCTTGCTATAGATAAGGCAAGAGATGGTATTTCAATTAAAATAATCAACAATATGCGTCGCTTGTTAAGAGGAATTGCCACGAAAAATGATTTAGACTATACTATCTTGAGAATTGGTGATGTTGAAAAATTTAAAAAGGGAGAACGAGATATTATAGGACTTGTGGATGAAGTTTTACCAGGAGGTGGAGGTCATTGGGGCTCATTTTATTATTCACGAAAAGATGATAAAATTATTGTTTATGATCCGGCTGGTCCGAAAAATAAAAGTTTCAAAAAAGATTTAATGAAATATGTAAAAAATGTGAAAATTGTTGGATGTAATTGTAAAAATGACCGAGCCGAAAAGATA